CTGGTAAAGATACTCTTTTCCTCCCAGCTTCTTTGCTCCTCCAGTTCTTCCAGAGTGTTATTATACGCCTCTCTCTGTTCTGTCAACATAGCCAGATGGGGAACGAGGGTTTTAATCGCCTCCTTGAAGTCCTTGTGCACAATGTTAGCACCTACCATCGTAATGGTATCTCCATCACGATTAGAATACACCACATTAAGCGTATTCTGCTTTGTTAATTGAATTTTCTTAAAGTCCATTTCACTTGTTTTAATTTAGACATTATATTGCTGATAAAAAGCCTCAAAATACCTATCATCTGGTATAGGTAGCATTATACCAAGTTCACTTGCTGCATCCGCCTGTATCTTCGTCATGAAGTCAGTCATTTGCTTCGTGTTCAGCTTACTACTCGTGTCATTTATAAACCCTTCACCCATCGGGTCGGGTTTAGATAGAAACTTTTTGCAATAATGGTTATATACATCATCCTTTGCCGTTCCCGTCTCGTTCTCGATGCAAGCAAACCACATCCACATCAAATCGTTTTGTGCGACTGTTCTCTTCTCGCTCGCTCGCTTGATAGTCAGAGTATAGACACCATTACGCAACGTTGAAAAAAGATAGCCTAAATCAGTATCTAACGAAACCCGACCATCTCTCTTCTCAACTTTTACAACTTTCATTAAAATGGTAAATCATTTTCTGGGGGTGGGAACGGTGCACCCGTATTTGGTTGTGTATAGCCTCCTTGTTGTGTGTTATTCTGCGCCTGTGGCTGCTGAATAGGTTGTGCCACTGGCTGATACCCACCAGAGGAATAACCCTGCTGCATAGGGGCTGGTTGTGGCTGTGCCACTGGTTGCTGTGCCTGCTGGCTCTGTGGAACAGACATTAAAACAATTTCGCTTGCCAGTATCTCGACCGATTGTCTCTTTATCCCTTGCTGGTCTGTGTACTCCCCGTAGGTAATCATACCATCTACGGCTACCTTCATACCCTTCTTAACCCACTTTCCTGCAAATTCTGCCAGATTACGCCAAGCCAAAATGTTATGCCATTGTGTTTTCTCTGGAACTTCCGTACCGTCTTGCTTCTTGTAGCCACCAGTAGAAGTGGCAAGAGAAAAGCGAGCATAAGGCACACCGTTTGCCTGCCTCACTTCTGCATCCTTACCGACCATACCGATAAGGCTTACTGCATTCTTTGTTCTCATACTACAATACTTTAATCATTAGACTACCTTTGACTGCCGAAACCTTCTTGCACTCTTGATATACCTCTGGATAGTTCTTTTTCAACTTCGTGCTGTCCAGTGTCTCCCTTGTGCTATCCAATTTACGCACAAGTTGCAACCTATCAGATTGCCACTTCTTCACATTGTGCTTTACCATCAGCTCGTAAAGTCTCTGCTTTATCACTTCCTTCTTTGCCTCCAGCTCCTTAACAGAGTTCTCGATGCTGATAATCATATCCTCTGCATCCTTTAAGTGTACGGGCAAAGCCTCCTCGATAAGCTCTAACTCGGTGCTTGTAGCTGCATTTCCAGCTCCGAAATACTTCTCCCTGTATGGTGTTGAATCTTCCTTTGCGAGATATGCTTTAATTATCTTCTTACAATCAGTTGCACTGATACGGTTAAGCTCCATCAGTTCCGCCTTTCCGTACTGTTCTTTTGGCAGCCACACAACGAACAATCGTCCAGCCTTCTTGCCTTTGTTACACTTCTCAAACAGATAAGCGTAAATAGACAACTGCAACGATACATTGTTTTTGTGTATCTTGCTCGTAGTCTTTATGTCAGCCAGCGGATAGCAGCCTTTCTCGTCCTCATCGAAGACAACATCAATACTCGAAGCTATATTCTTTCCATCATCTACGAGATACTCGTTTTCAGCCGTTGTAAGCCCGTTTTCTTTCTTTAGCCTTACATACTCCTTAACCTCTGGCAAATCATCTCCAAAACCGCAATTATCGTATTGCTCGCACTTCTTGTGAATAAGCGAACCATGCTCGGCTGCTTTCTCCAATACAGACTGCGGGATGTCCTTATAGGTATCTGGGAACATCCACTTGACAATTGCTGTTACACCGCTCAATCGCACACCATCTAAAGTGTACGTATGCATACCTTCATCGAAGATGACAGGACTTTTCTTTAATTCTATCTTCTTTTTCATAGTTACGCCACTTTTTCAATTTTCTTTGATTGCTTTGTGCACGCATCAACAAATACTTTGTCTTTCTTTAGACCCGGATAGAGTTTGTAAGTATCTTCAAGTTCCTTCCGTGTAGTAGCTCTCTTTACTCTGTCGATAGCCTCTGCACGCACATCATCCAACTCTCTCGAGTTACCCCACACATAACGTACAACTCCTTTATCATCCTTGATTTGTATAAAAGAGACTTTACGCTGGTCATCATACTCTATAGACGACACGACAAATCTCGGTTTTGGCTGTCGCTTTCCATTATACCCAGACTTCCATTCGTCGTCCTTTAGGTTAATCCAGACAGATGGACACGTGTAAAGTTCACGACCGATACCCCAGTTAACACAAGCACGCTTAAAAGCATCAGACGCTTGCCCCTTCTCTTTCTCTGTATAGCTTTCGGTTCCTACGTCTTGTTTTGTCACCCACTCGCCATTATCAGATAGCACGGCTACCGTACAGAATAGACTGCCGTTAATCAATTCATGGCTGCGCTTCCATTTTTCCGGTCCGACAACCTCATCAAGTAGCGTCATATCTACTCTCGCATTCTTGTACATTAGAAGGCTGCACCCTTTACCATCCGTTACTGCTCCGACCCTACACTCTATCTCGTCTGCATGTAAGGTTCTAAAATTTAATTTATCCATACGCTTAATTAATTAAAAATCGTAGGTACGGCGGTATCGAACCGCCCAGACAATCACTTGCCCGCACCCTGCTGCACCTTCCAAATACTTCAAAATAAACTAAAAAAAGACTCTCACAAAAGTGAAAGCTATTCGTTTCTCCTGTTTAATCTCCTTACCAGATAGCCTGCACAAAGCGTAGCCCCTGCAGAAATGATTAACGCACCTCCAGCAGCTATCGCAGCAATGATAATACAGATAGCTATCAGATTAACTAATAGCACCGTACCTCTCGTTACTGGCTCTTCCATGATTTTGGTATAGAGTTCGCTCTGCTCGTCAAGCCAACTAACGACCTTGTTTTTATTTATCTTCCTTGTTTTCATTTTGCTCTTGCATATCGTAGGACATCGGCAGCGTTTACCAACCATTTGCCGTTCTGAGCTTCTCCGTTGCCCTTCTCGGCTCTAATCTTTCCAGCAATGATTAGCCTTTCCAGTCTGGCACGACCTCCTACTATCTTCTCGCTGAACCTCAATCCAAATGTTTTACTATTCATTACTCGCATTATGGTCAAGAGCTTTTCACTATCCGTAATCATGTAGTTTCCCATTTCTTGACCTTATTTCAGTTCTCGCACGTCTCGACATCCTACATCTTTGTAAATCTCCTCCGTTGTTCGTTACTTGCAGAACAACGAAAAGCAAACTAAAGAGTATCTCGATACCATGCTTTCGTATCTCCCTGAGGTCAAAGTTTATCTTTAACCTCTCACAAACCATCCACCATAACAGCTCGGTATCTTTCGATATACCAAGTTTCCTGTAGATTGTTTTCTTTTGCGTCTTCACCGTCCAATAGCTTTTGCACAACTTATCGGCTACTTCCTTATCAGAATAGCCTTTGCAGTACTCCAGTATCAGACGGTGTTCCGTTTCAGATAGTACAGCTTTAGGATATTCTGGTAACTTCTATTACCAGCTCCCCTAATCTCATTCTGAACTTCTTTCCCTCTCTACGGCTCATCGCTGCTACATTGGCAGTAGATACACGTACAACCTCCATACGTTCAATCGGCCACTCCTCCGTCTGTCCTACCTTCATACTCTTAAGGGTAGGGATAACAGGCTTTTTGTATTCTCCGTAAATTCTTTCTCTTCTCATTCTTACCATGATTGACTTAGTATGTTATACATTTTTGAAATAACCTTTATGTCCTCTATTAACTTCTCACGCTTCTTTTGCTCTTTAAACCACCAATCCTTATACTGATTAGCGGCATCTTGCGATGCTAACAGCACGCCTTTCTGTTCCTCGAGTTGCTTTTCCAAGCAAGCAACGCTCTTCTTTAATTCTTCGTTCTCTTTTTCCAAGAGATTTAATTTGTTTTCTTCCATATGATTTGTTTTTTATATTACTTGTGACTGGCTAACCTACTACGGTCTGTTTGTGTTACTATTCTTCGCACTATGCTGTCGAGTTCAACGACGCCAGCCTATTTTGTTACTTAGCTCCTTGTTACTTTCTTCCCCGCTGCTTGCCTCGACCCTTATAGGGCTGCTTGCTTCTACGGTTGGCCTCTGCTTCATCGCTATATTTGGATATTATTTCAATCCTGCAATTTACAGCCCCATCAGGCAGGGGAACCGCTACATTATGCGTAGCCTTCGTGGCAAAGGTGGATTCGAACCACCATCGAGCCTCATACTCTTTTGCCTTGGTGATTAAGGCTCACCTCGCCCGATTGTTGTGGTACAATTCTAAACCACCCGCTTTCAGTCATTTTTATTTATGAGAGATGGCTCAAAGGGTTTCCCCGAAAATCTGTACTCTCTGCGCTGTGGGTGTCTCGGACTTGAACCAAGTAGCCAGCCTTTAACTGAACACCCTGTATAGTGATTAATTAGTGTGCGTAATAAGTTACCTTCAACCCCCTTCTTAATTTGCATACGCATTTATCTTGACCTGACTTGTAAGCTCTTTCAATCTGCTTGTTTACATGCTCTGTTCCTATCAGAAGGATGAGCCCTGAAACTCCTACCAGCTTATCAACCTTCTTGCCTTCCTCCGTATATCCGTAAACTTTAATCTTAAAGTCTCGATTTATCTCTCGTGTGCTGTACTGTAATTTTGTTGCTTTCATAACAAGTCTTTTTAAGTATGCCCCTTATCGGGGCATATTAGTTTACCTGATAGCATTTCTGAATATTTCACAAGCCTTATTATTGTCAACTCCTAACTTTTTCATTATAAGTTGGATGTACTTGTCTACATCACTCTTGTTATTTATAAGACCTTTGACAAAATCGGCAAGGATAAAATCTTGCACCATTCTTGTTTTTGCTAACTTTGTTGTAACTTTAATTGCTTTCATATTCAAGTCTTTTTTTTAATTTACCCCGTTTGAGGTATTGCAAGTTTCAATTATTATTTATACCTTTGTTTCAGAATTACAGTGCAAAGATAAACAAGAAAATTGTTGTTTACAAGAAAAACGACAATAAACTTGAATATATTAACATTTATTAAACAATAAGTTTGTTTGTAACATCATTTTTATTGTCTATATGAACAAGAACGAAAGATTTGAAAAGGCTATAAACTACTTGCGAATGCAGGGAGTTGTTGCAAAAAACGAAGATGTAGCTACTCGCATGAATGCAGACCCTTCGAATGTTTCGAGGTCAATAAAAGGGACAGGCAATAACCCAACAGGGAAATTCTTGCAGCGTTTTAATAATGCCTTTGGTGACATCTTTAACCTTAATTGGTTGCTCGATGGAGATGGAGAGATGCTGAACGCACAAGCAGACACAGCAAACAGCAATACACAGATAAAAGTAACATACGAAGATA